TTTATCTGTTATCGTTTTTATTTAATAGGCGCAAACCTTCGTTATCTAATGATCAAGAGGTTCAACGTTTCCGCGAGGACTACGCAAACGTTGAGAGTCACCTCAATCAGTATCCAACTACTATGGCACTTAACTACACACAAGCTGATTTACCAGCAATCACTGAGACACAAACATATCCCGATGCACCACTCATACCGGATGTCACAGATGAATTAGTTGAGCGTCCCTCCGTTTATGTATTGCTCGGTACTACTTCAATGATGTACCGACCATATGGTTTCAACCAGTTTTATCATGCTTACAAACAACGCAACTTAATGCCATGTTTAATAACTCCCACATGTGAGCAAGTAGGGGATGAATGTGAACTTCATTCTCTGAATAGAACTACCTGTCCAATAGGTACGCAATGGCGACAAGCTGCAAACTGGACGATAACCATAATGAAAGCCACACGAGGCAATATTGACTTACAAGTGGTTCCTTTAAAATCTTTGGAATGGATTAAACATTTCAACGGCGCTGCCAAAAAGCAGCGTGCTCATGATGGAATAGAACAAAGGAACACTGGATTCTTGCGGAAAGAAACTAACGTTTTCTTGAAAGGAGATGAAGTATTATACGGTCGACAAGGGTTCATGAAGCCCAGAACGATTAAATCATTGCACCCAACAGTGCAAGCTACGTGCTACAAAGAGATAGCAGAATGCATGGACCGTTTAAAAATTTTCTTCAATGAAAACCAAATACATACCGTGGGAATGTTTCAAGTCACTTTTGCAATCGGTTCGGGGAAGACTTCGTCAGAATTGAATACGTGGTTTGCATCAAGCAAGGAATGGGTCTCTATCGGAAATAGAAGAGCAGCAGTAATTGTAGCTGGAGACGACTTCTTTGCCATCGTTCGTGAAAAAGATGAAATATTTTATTTGGAAAACGATTTTGCTAAATTTGATAGAACTCAAGGAGTTCACGCTCAAGACGCAGAAGCTAAAATTTTAAAATTATTAGGCATGTCAGAGCGCATTAGCTATATCTTATTCACTACGATGAATTTACAACCGCGTTATGAAAACAAACGGTTAGACCACCAAGCTATATACCATATGCCAGCACAACGAGCAACTGGAGCACCCGATACCACTATTGGGAATACTATTAATAATATCATCTCTGTCATTTATGCTGTCATGAACACTGGAACTTTCAATCGCTTAGCGGAGCACCAGGCAAACTTAGGACTTGAAGCTAAATTACAGAGACACACAGAAGCTTCAACAGCCACCTTTCTTAAAGGGTGGTGGCTCCCATGCGAAGATGAATACTACTGGTTACCACTTCCTTCTCAAACCATTAAGATGGGAAAGATACTCACATTACCAACACAGATTTTTAAACATTTATCTGAAGACTCCGCCTGGAGGTCAGCAGCTAAATCGATGGGTAGTTCGTACAAGAACGTCCCATTTGAGTATCCTCTCTTCGGTCCGCAATTGCAGCGTTACGCTCAATTAGAAGGAGAAGTGAAAGACTTAGCACCATACCAACCTAACGAAGCGCATAAGATCGTGGTTGACGAGAAGGCTAAAGTCGATAAATATACAGCCAGAGTTTATATAGCCAACCGTTACAACATTTCTTACGAAGACATAGTGAATATGGAAGAAGAGATGCTTTCTATGCCATTTCCTGGTTTAGCCTGTCACCCAGGCTGGGCCAAAGTGGTAGAGAAAGATTACGGATAAAGGAGCAATCGGCCCTTGCAATAAGAGGATGGTAGCAAGGGAGAGGTGAAAACTACACCTAGCGAAGAACCCGCCGAACGTACAACGTGAACGGCGTCTAGTCAGGGGGATGGGTTAATTCCCCCTTTTGTGATCCAGGCTCAGAGAAACTACGCTTATATCTCCTCCCTCGGTTAAATCCCCAGGGCACACTCAAGCGAACCGCGAAATGTCAAGAAAAGCAAGACAAATGCTAGATACTATGATCGCAGAAGGGACTGTCAACAGAAAAGCAGTCGATTGGCTTACAACAGCCTCAGACCCCTTCCACGACGTAGCAATCGAACCAGCAGGTTATCCTGACATCAACACTGTTTCAACTTTGACTCAGATGTTTACGTACACTACTGCCGTGTCAACTCCCACACCACTCACTAATGCAACTTGGGATTGCCACGTCTTTTTTGCACCCTACGCCCCAGACGTTATGTCGGGAATTGAGAACCGCTTAGCTCTATGCAACTTCAACGCTTCTCTCCAGAGAATCGATGATGGATCGCTCAATCCTTCATACACCATGGGCCCGGGTTACAATGCAGTAGCCACACCAACTGGCTCCCCATATTACGGGGGAACAGCTTCAGCGTTTCCTCAAATAGAGTTGGACGCCACCATTCAAGGAGGTTGTTACCGTTTGGTAGCAGCCGGAGTTGAAGTAGTGAACACGACACCAGAACTTTACAAGTCGGGTTCAGTCACATACTACCGCTCTCCATCACACAGCGTTATCGCAACTCCATTATCAGGCACGCAACAGTGGCCTATTACAGTTGCAACGTTTGCCATCCCACCATCGAGCCAGAATCAAGCTCAACTATACCCCACTTCACGCACCATGCCAGCAGCAGAAGGGTATTATGGGATCGCCACCTTGAATGCGGATCCATCTTTCCAAAGTGCAATTGGTATTGCTATATTGGGTATCCAAGCACCAGACCTAGTCCAAATTGACTCAAATGTTACACAGCCGTGTTTCATTAATACTGGTATGCCCAATGCTCTCGCTCCAAAAACTGGGACGGGTAGAGTATTACCTTTTGACACACATGGAGCCATCTTTTCCGGTATGTCGGCACAGACCACGCTTCAGATAACAACTCGCTATTACGTGGAACGAATTCCATCAGCGAACGACGCCAACCTTTTGGTTTTGACGAGACCGCCCACTCCATATGACCCAACTGTTTTAGAAATTTACAGTAGGATTCTTTCCCAATTGCCTATCGGTTGCACAGTAGCCGAAAATCCTTTGGGTGAGTGGTTCAACGATGTTCTCGAAGCCGTCGCAATGTACGCACCAGCAGTCGGGTCCGCCTTTGGAGGACTCGGAACTGTGTTTGGCCAAGGAATTGGCGCAGGCGCCAACACGTGGTTGAAATCACGTGCCAAACAAGAAAAGCCGTCACAGCAAGTACTGAAAGCTAAACCGACACCGAAACCGCAAGCAGCAAAAAGACGTAAACCACCTCGCAGACGCCCTCAAATGGGTCCTAAACAACTAAAGAAGAATTAAAATAAATGAATAAAAATAAATAAAAATAAAAATAAATAAAAATCTGTAAAATTTAAAAACTATAAAAATTAGTAAAATTTAAAAACATAAAAAAGCTTTATATAACATTTATTTCAAGCGTCCTAGGGAACGACGTTAAACTTATACCATCTTCTTTGCCTTTTAGGATCCTTCATCAACGACGCGGGACTCAGCTTCTATAGCCAATTTTTAGCATGTTTATTATTAAAACTATTGGTTGAGAACCCCGGAGGACTATCTGCTGAGCTACTAG